ACGTTTATGCCTTTTGTAGTTTCCGATGTTTACGGAATAGACCACCTAACGGGGCTAGGTCATTACTTTGGTTCAGGATTAGGTAATCCCACTTGGGATGATTTATTTGGTGCGAGTGGTTTTTTGGAGGGGTTAAATACAGCGTCACAAGGTGGTTATAACGATTGGTTTGTTGCTAATATTAGAATGCTTGAGGTACTCGGAAAGAACGGCGGAGGTTCTCCAAATATGTATAATTGTCCTTATTATGGAGGTAATGCAAGTGGTCTGAATATAGCTTCGTCTTCTATCTCTAATAGCTCCACTTACCATAGGTATTATAACAACTCAGTAGCTTCATTTTATGCATCAAACATAACACCGAGAATCTTTTTATTAACAAGAATACATTATAAATGATAGAAATAGAACAAGGATTAATTTTAAATAATCCAACAATGACAATAAATAACATTTCTTATCCTCAACTTACAGATGAGGTAATTGTGGAATGTCATTTTAAAGAAGAAAATTCAAACTTTACACATTCGAGAAATTACACTTTTCAAAATGAAGGTGGTTTGGATTTGGTTTATTCTGATGTAATTGAGTTAATGAAAACAAACGAGGTTTTAAATCAGTTATTATGATAACGATTAAACAAATAGAAAGCCCCGCAGTTGTTACCGATGGGGTAACTAATGTAAACCTTTATGCGGGGCAAACTTATACTTGTGAAGTGCCAGAACCAAAAAGTGGGATAGCCTATCAACGGCCACAATTTACGGGGCAGATAGTTAGTTATGCGGTGGGTGATGACTATTCTAATAGAATAAACAAGCCTTATAGTGTAACACCTTCAAATCCAGAAAAGGTAGCATACTTAACAGACTTTAATACTTTAGGAAGTTTAAACGCTTTCGGTACGAATGAAAGGTTTACTGATGAAAACGGTTTGCAAGTTTATGGAATAGGGTATATTGTTGACCACTTAACGGGGTTAGGATGGAGTAATGCAATATTTGTAGGGGATTGGTTAGGTGGTATTTCTAACGCTACAACAAGCACTTTAGGAGGTTTTACAGATTGGAAATTGCCAAATTTTAAAGAATCCAATTCTATATTTAATTATAATACAAGTAAAGGTTTGAATTATGCTCCTTTCAACATAGACCATTCGGGGATTCAGACCACCTCAACTACTTTTATGAACCCCACAACCTATGCGGTTACTATGAATCCTATAAATTTAACGTCATCTTTTGTTTTAAAAACAGATACAGGTTCACGCAATATGCAATGCAGAAATCACTATTAAATAAAATTATGAATATAGAAATAGAAAACGGATTAATATTAAATAATCCAACAATGACAATCAAGTCAATTCAGTATGAGCAATTCGACAATTTAATAAATGTAGAATGTTATTTTAAGGAAGAGGGTTCAAACTTTACCCATTCAAGAAATTATATATTTGAGAATGTAGGCGGTTTAGATTTAGTTTATGCAGATGTAATTGAGTTGATAAAAACAAACGAATTATTAAACAAATTAATATAAAATAATTATGCAAGTAATATTAATAAAAGACTATAAGCCACATTCAAGGGTTTTAAAGAAAGGTACTGAAATGGGTGTAACTAATTCAAAAGGATTAGAATTGATCGAAAAAGGAATTGCAAAAGATGTCACAAAAGAGTACAAAGAAAACATTGAAGAAAAGCGAAAGGAAAATATTGAAGAAGTGGAAAAAGTAGTTGAAGAAGCTACTGAAAATAAAAGTAAAAAAACAAAAAAAAATAATTAATTTTACAATAAACAAAGTGCAAATTAGCACAATAAAATTTAAAAAAGATGGCAACAACAAGCGTTAAAAATGGAACTGATTTCGGGGTTTATGTAGGTGGTACAAAAGTGGCCTATGCTACAAGTGCAAGTATATCAATGTCAATGAGTACAAGAGAAGCAACAAATAAAGATTCTGCTGGATGGTCTGAATCATTGGAAGGATTAATGGAATGGTCTGTTGATGGTGAAGGTTTACTAGCATTAGATGCTTCTTATGGTTATGTTGATTTGAAAACAGTATTAACAGCAAGGGCAAATGTAACAATTAGATTTAGTTCAGAAACAAGTGGTGAAGAATACCATGAAGGGACAGCATATTTAGTTGATTTAAGTTCAGATAGTGCAACAGAGGAATCAATGACTTATTCATTCTCTTTCACAGGAACTGGACCTTTAAATTTAAAGCAATTAACATAATTATAAACAACCAAACTACAAATAATGGTAAAGATTAAATTAAATAAACAGGAATACACTTTAGACTACACTAACAAGGTGTTATTTGATATTGAAAGAAAGCTAGATATATCGATAATTAAATTATTCCAGAACAAAGAAATGTTGGAAAAGATTCATGTGATTTATACAATTGTACATTGTGGAATTGTTGAAGATATTTCATTTGATGATTTTAGTGATTCAGTAAATTTTGATGAATTAGGCAAAGTTTTGCCAAAAGCATTAAGTGAGATCACAGAAGGTTTTAATTCTGGATTAAAAAAAAAGTAAAGGAAGAAGAAAGTGATGATAATTATTCTTGGGATTGGGTTGAAATGCAAAAAATTGCTTATGGTTTTCTTAATTTAAAACCTAAAGAATTTTGGGAGTTACAACCAAAAGACATAATGTTAATGAATGAGGGTTTTCAGATGAAGCAACAATATAAGGAGGGCTTACATTTGGAAACCCTTCGTCTTTTAAGACATAATGCTTATGTAAATTATTTGGCTATTCCTACAAAAAAGAGCCATAAAAAAACAAGCATAACCAAATTTTATCCTTTACCATTAGACACAAATAACAAAGTACTAACAAAAGAAGAAGCCATTGAAAAGTTCTTCAAAAAAGAACCTTTAATAACAAATGGAAAATTAAGGGGTTACATTGGAGACAATTCAAATGAACTATTCAACAAAGAAGGTAAATTGATTGCTTACATTAAAGGAGAATTTATTGAATATATTAATTAAATAAAATGGGAAAAAGTAGTGGTTCAATATGGGTAAGTTTAGGGCTAAAAACTTCTGAATTTACAAAAGGGATAAAACGATCAAGAAAGGAATTGACAGGATTTCAGAAGTTTGGTCAAGGTTTAAAAGGTATGTTCAATCCTTTAACTATTGGTATTGGTGTTGTTGCTGGTTTAGGTGCTGCATTTAATGATGCTGCAAGAAGGGTTTCAGGTTTTGATTCTTCAATTAAAAATTTATCTTCAATAACGGGTGCAGTCGGTGAGGATTTAGAATTTTTAAAAGAACAAGCAATTAAATTAGGTTCAAGTTCAACTTTATCAGCTTCACAAGTTGCAGACGGTTTCAAGTTAATCGCAAGTGCAAAGCCCGAATTATTGGAAAGCGGGGTTGCTTTAAGTCTTGTCACTGAACAGGCTATATTGTTAGCAGAAGCAGCAAAAATTGATATGGTTCAAGCATCAAATGCTTTAACACTTTCATTGAATCAATTTGGTGGTTCAGCAAAAGATTCAGCAAAATTTGTTGATATATTGGCGGCTGGTTCAAAAATGGGTGCTGGTGATATTGAATTTTTAAATGGTTCTTTGCAAAAAGTTGGGGGTATTGCTGCAAAGGCTGGTCTTTCATTCTTAGACACAACTGCTGCAATTGAAACTTTAGCACCTGTAATGGCAACGGGTGAAGAAGCGGGAACGGCATTTAGAAATATATTAGTTAATTTACAGAAAGAAGGTATTGGATTTGCATCAGGTCAATTTAACATAAATGATGCATTAGAAGAAGCGAAAACCATGTTCGACAACATGGAAGATCCAATTGAAAAGGCTGCAAAACAAACTAAATTATTTGGAAAGCAAAATTTAGCAGCTGGGCAACAACTAATAAACAACATACCTATATTTGAAGAATTTCAGACTAGTTTAGATAAGAATGGAGTTGCTGCAAAACAAGCTGCTACCAATTATGATACTTTTGAAGGGTCAACAAAAAGACTTGATTCAGCTTATGAAGGTTTGATTTTGAGTATTGAAGATGGTGAAGGTGTTATTGCTGATGCTTCAAGGTGGTTTGTTGATTTATTTACTGGTGCAATTACAGGACTGACAAATCTTGATTTGATGTGGAAATCTACATTTAAAGGGATGGGAAAATTCACACAAAGAGAATTGGAAAGAAGTCTTGATGGTGGTTTTATAGTTGAAGAAACGGGTGTTGTTGTTAGTGAGATTGCAAAAATGTTTGATAAAATACCTTTAGATAAAATAAAAGGTAATGCGAAGCAAGTTCAAGATGCTTGGATAAAAGCAATGCCAGGAGAAGAATTGGAAGATGCATTGGCCTTATTTAAAGGTTATGTAAAAAGAAGGGTTGATCAGGAAAAAGAATTAATTGAAAGCAGTAAAAAGGTATCAGAAACAAAGATCAATAATGATAAATTAGCCGCTGAAAAAGTTAAGGAATTAACAAAAGAACAGATTGAATTTAATAAAGAAATTAAAAAAACAGAAGAATCTGTAAATGCATTTGCCGCTAGTCTATTGGCAACAGATTACGAAGAAATGAATTATGGTGGTGAGTTGGAAGGCATCACCGAAGGGAATAAAGTGTTGGATAAAATTCTAGCTGATGCTGAAAAAAATGGGGCAAAATTAGAAATTCCAATGACCGTTATTCCTTTAACAGAAGACGAGCAGAAAGAACTTGATGCGAAAATGCAAAAATTGAAAGAACAGGCTGATGCAGTCGGGGGTGCTGTTGCTGGTGCATTTGCTAACATGTCTAACAACATGATCGATTCTTTAGGTTTAGCAAGTACAGGATTGGAAGGCTTTGTTGGAGGTATGTTAAAAACAGTTACTTCTTTAATTTCAATGATGTTGGCCGCTTCGATTTCTCAGGCGGTTATGGGTGCAGAAGCTTCGGGAGTAGCAACAGGCCCAGCGGCCGTATTTACCACCCCCGCATTTATTGCTACTGCTGTTGGTGGTGTTTTAAGTGCATTTGCTGCCATACCCGCATTTGCAGATGGTGGTATTGTTTCTGGGCCTACAATGGGGTTAATGGGTGAATATGCGGGGGCTAAATCTAATCCCGAAGTAATTGCACCTTTAGATAAATTAAAGTCTTTAATTCCACAGAATGAAGGAATGGGGGGAAATGTTACTTTTGAAATAAAAGGAAATACATTAGTTGGTGTATTAAATAGACAGGGAAAAAGCTCAAAATATAGTAACTAATAATTAAATTTGCTTTATCATGGGGATAAAATACACGCACAATTTTCATCAAATAAAAAAATACGATAAAACAGATCCAGATAGTGCAACGTTATGGCGATTGGAAATTTTGCAAGATAGTTGGGCGGGTGCATCAACAGAAATAGATTGTGATAGGGATTCGATAGTTTTAAGTAGGGGCGGTGATTTATTAGATGTTGTTCAAGGTTCAAAATTATCTGTTTCAATAATAAATCAAACAGAAGGACAATACAAAGAATTTCGTGAAGCAGATTGGGGTGAATATGAAGTGAGGCTATATAAGGATGGAAATAATTCATCTGAATTACCAACCCCAATAGTAGATGAAAGAAATGTTAGTTTCACAAGTAGTAGTGATGTTGTTGATTTAGGAAATGTTGATGGTTTAGGTGGCAAAAGTGCAATGTCATTAAAAATGAATCTTAAAATATCTTCGGGGGCTGGGAATCGTGCAATCTTATATAAAGACGGGGTTATCTCATTGCTTTATAATGAGTTTACAAGCACATTGACAGCATCATTAGTAACTTCATCAGGAACGGCAACAGCATCAGCAACTTTAAATGTTGGTACTTCTTATGATGTTTATATTTCTTATCAACCTAATTTCTTTGCCCTTTATGTTAACGAAGTTTTAATTGCTTGGGATAATTCAGAATCAGGAACAATTGCATCAAATACGAATGATATGTATATTGGTGGATATGGAATTTATAGTTCTACTTTGATGGAATTGGATTTTATAAAGATTTATGATGAAATTGTTGCTATTGATAGCAATGATGTTTTGAAGTTTGTTGGATATAATCAATCTGAAATTTATACAGAGCCTTACAACCAACCGCCTTATAGTTCAGTTATTGAATTTACTTGTGGATTGAATCATTTAAAGAATGTTAGATTTGAACAAAATAAAATTGAAGAATTAAATGTTGATGCAAACAATACAGCAACAGTATCAAGTTCAGTTAAATTAGGTTCAATTGTTGAATATGGAACTTTTACAATAAAAGCAAATACGGGTGATCATTCAAATCATGTTGTTACTTTGCAAACAAGCACAGATAATTCAGTTTTTATTGATAGTGCATTTACTTTAACGGGTGTTGGTGATTTATATTTCACGAGGTTGGCCGATTCTGTTAATTACATAAGGTTGAAAATTACAACTGCTGAAGGTACAGCATCAACAATCGATTGGGAAACAAACATTTCTTATTTTGGGCAAAAATCATTAATTGAAGTGCTTCGTTTATGTTTAAATAAATTACCAAATCCTAGAGATGTAAGGGAGTTTGTAAATATTTATGAAGATAGTATAAATTCAGCGGTAACAGATTCAATGCTTAATCAAATTTTTGTTGATTGTTCAGTTTATAAAGAAAAAAGTGATGATGCTGACAATGAGGAGGGGATTTTTTGTAATGATGTAATTGATAAATGTTTGAAAATTTTCGGGGTTAATATTTACCAAGCAAATGGTGAATGGGTGATTGCAAGAGTTGAAGAATACAATGATACTACTATTTATTACAGATTATTTTCACCTTATAAGGGTAATGAAAGCAATTTAACAATCACTTCAACAGGTTCTTATACTAATAATAAAAGATTAATTACTAATCCAACAACGGCAAATAATGAATTAGTGCTTGTATCACCAGCATCAGAATTAAGCATTGAACCGCCTTTAAATAGGGTTGTTATAACTTACAATCAAGATAATGTTGATCAAGAAGAATTTGATTTTGTTAAAAATGGTAGTTTTGAAGATACTTGGTCTATTTTTTTAGGTGTTGTTTTTGGTACTTACATTTATAGATACGTTCCTTTATGGTGGAATTTTGTCGGTACAGATCCAGAAACTTACAATGCTACAAGATGGGCAACATGGTATAATAACGAAGAGCAATTATATTTTTCATTTGATCCGTTAACGCAAGAAACAGCATTTGCATTTGATTCCAGCATTTACATAGAATATGACAAAGCAAATATTCCTGTATCAACTTCTGATTCTGTTATTTTAGAATTTAATTTTCATTTTGAAATTGATGTAAGAAGGGAAGCAGCCTATCAGGGTACACCTATCTGGAATCAATGGTTTGTTGATAGTGGGGCAGTTACTTTTGAAATGGAAATTTCACTTGGTTCTTATTACTTGCATGGTTCTTATTATACGGGCTTCACATGGGAAAATTCAGTTGGTCAAGCTGTTTTTCAAGTTTCAAATTTCAATATTGAACAAGAAAACAACATTGTTTTTCATGTTACCAAAAATGATTGGTTTAAGGTTGTTTTGCCAACATTACCAGAAACAGATTTAGTTGACTTTAAAATTAGAATTTATCAACCTTATTCTAATATAAATCAATACACTATTAATAACGATGCATTTGATAATGTTAACGATCAATTTATTGAGTTTTCGGGGGTTAAATTAACTTATTTACCAAATGAAGCAGAAGCAACAGAAGAATTAATACTAAACACCACTATCAATGATGGTGAGAATTTAGAAGAAATTGAAGTCTTTCATGCTGATGGTACTAATACAGGAACATTAAATTCCTTTAGACTTTCCAACGGTATAATTACCAATCAATGGACAAGAAGAGGTCTTTCAGACGATATTAATATTTTGGAATTATTCCTTCAACAATTAGCAGTTTTAAGGGGTGAATATACAAGGGAATTAAATGCTTTAGTTATTGGTGAAATGGATGTCTTTAATACGATTGAACACACAACAGACAC